GTCGATTGCAGCCCAGTCGTCCTGTGAAAAGTGCACACCCCACTTACCCTCGATCAATGACATAGCCCGCCCTCAGCTTTTGGAGGACCGCCTGCACACCGAGTTGATACCCGGCGAGGAGGTCCGTCGTTTGTGTTGTGACTACCGGAGGCGGAAGCTGCTTCTCCAATTCCGCCATCATGTCTGCTGTAAGTCTGATTACTTCCATTGAGCCTCCGTGTTTTGCGTCTGCTGAGTCCAGCGTAATTGCCGGATCGATTTCAATTGACTCAGCAGACAGAGAAACGTCATGCGAAGAAGAACGCGGATTTCCGAACTTGAGACAGGTCCAGATCACCCCGGCTCGGCAAAGCCGGGAGATCGTCGAACTGGCTCTTAAAATCAGCGAGCGGGTCATTGCTTTCATACATCCCCACAAAGGTATGGCGAATCGCGTCGTACAGCTTCTGCGTGTCCGCAGCGTGAGTGCCGTAGTCGTCGTGAATCATCGCCAGTGAATTGATACCCTGCCGTTTGCACTCCTCAACGGTCAGGACCAAATGAGCAGCGTCCATGCTGTGCACGAAGTTCGGCGCTACACCGTTCTTGTGCTTATTCAGGCTGGGAGAGTCGCCGTCAGAGGCCACTCGAATCTGCGTCTTACCGAGCAGCTTGGTGTTGACGTGCACGAATTCCATCTCGTGGTAGTGCTGCCATACAGGGAAACCAGACGGGGAAGTCCACTCGATCTGTTGCCCGCCGCGCTTGATAAGAAGCCCAGCAGCCTGCTGAAGCCACCCCATCGCAGCAGCAGCCGCAATGACTACCTCACCAATCGAATCCCACACCAGATGGGACAGGAACTCAGCAGCGAAACGATACTCAGTCGTCTCGAACTCAGAAGCCTCACCACGCTTCAGATAATCCTCGACAATGAACTCAGCGCACGAGAACCGCGTCGAGCCATAAGGCAGAGTCATAACCGACCGCTTGACAATCGAACGATTCATACCGTGAGCCAACCACTTATCCCGGTAAACAGAATCGCTCTCGCGTCGGAACTTCAAATTTGGATCGGACAGTTTGGCTGCTACGACATCGGCTACGCGTTGGTAGATGTCTTCAGGTCTGTCACCGGGAGTGAGATTAACTGCCCGTCCTCCAACAGAATCTCGCAGCATTGCCGAGAAGTGCTGAAGGCCATTGCAACTACCGTCGAGGCCCACTGCGACTCGACTTTCGAAATCAGCCGGGCTTGATCTCCACTCGGCGTACTCGATGCACCACGCAAGAAACTGGAGAGGTGCGTCAGCTTCTTGCCAGCCACGGTGGCTGACAGGGTCGTTTGCCCATTGTTGGATGTAGCGTTCATTTTCGTTTACCCATGCGATGCGATCTTCGAAGGGCTTCTTGTCCACTCCGAATCGATTAGCTCCATTGATCTTGAACCAGCGCACGGCTTCTGGAGTATCCAGCCGCTTGCCTTCTGCGAAGTGCAGGAGCGCCTTCTGGAGGTCACTGCCCTGCGGTGAGATGCCTGTGGTCTGTGCATACAACCGGCCCCGGAAGTCCGCCTGATACAGGAAGTAAATCTCCGGGTACTCGACGAACTTCGCAGCGATGCGGGTAGCCGTGTAGAAGCGGCCCCACTTCGTGCCGCGCAGCTTCCGCTCTGTGTGCCAGTTCGCCATGCGGCGCTTCCAGTTCGAGAACTCGTGAAGCTCGTCGCCGGTCATCTCCTCCTTCTTCATGTCGTCACCCAGCCACTCAGGCTTCGGCGGCTTCGGCAGTTCTGCCTGCGACAGAATCTCGTCCATGTCGATGCCGTGCCGGGCGAGGTCACGCACAGCCTCCAGCATCTTCGCGTTCACGCGCCACTTCACAGCCTGAAGGTGGTTGATCGACTCACGCACCACCGGCATGTCCTTGTCACGCAGCGCCTTCAGCGCCGCGCCGGAGCGGTGCAGGTTCAGCATGTGCGGCGTCTGCCGCTGCATCTCCGGCGTGTGGTAGCCACCCTGCCACGGAGTCACCCAGTCACGCGGCTGCTCGATGAAGGGCAGGCTATACGGCATGGTCATCTCGACGGTGGTCTTGATGTTGCCTACGACCGCGATAGCGGCCTCGCTGAAGCTCACCTCCATCTCAGTCACCACGCCACGTCCCATGCCCTTACGCGTCGATTTGGTGACTTCCAGCATACCCAGCAGACGAAGCTGCTCGATCAGGAACAGGGCCACCTGCTCACGGTCTGAGGTAGCCCATACCGGAATGTCCATCTCGTGGGAGTTCATCGCGTTCCGCATGACGTTCACGCGGTGCGTTGTGGACTTCGACAGCTTCTTATCGAGGTTGTGCTGCATCGTCCAGAACATCTCGGGGTTCAGGTGCTCGAACGTCGCCAGCACCAGTTCGCCGTAGATGTCGCGGCCCACCAGCCGGGCGAGGTTACGCACGTCGTGCGCGCCCATCTGGAGAAGCTGCACCAGCGCCGAGCGCACCGTGATGTACGCCACCGCTGCCGGGTCCAGCGGCTTCAGCAGGCCGACGTGTGCAGCGCGCCGACCGGCAGAGCCAGTGCTCGCCACCTCTGCCTCGATCACGTCACGCAGCGGGAGAACCCACCGTGCGAAGATCGCTGACGCATACGGGTTGGTGTCGGCGTGGCCTGCTTGTTCTCTGTTGTTCATCATCGCCACAGCCCGGTCACGGCCAGCCTGTCGCGTCTCCGCCTCCAATTCAACCTGCGTATGCGGCACCGGCATCAGTCGATGTCCACCTTGTCGAAGCGAATGTTCTTGAACACAGGCTCCCGCAGTTCACCGCTCGGCAGGCGCTCCAGCGCCGCCACCTCTCCGATCTGACCGACGATACTGGCCGGGTTCTTGAACCACTCGGCGCGCTGGGCGTTGTCACCACCCGCTGCCTTCACGACCGTGCCATCCTTGAACTGGAACACCACCTTGCCGGTCGTGCCCTTGTACTTGCCCTCGCCTTCCTCGACGCCCACGATGCGGAGGTCGAACGTCGGACGCGGCTTCACCTTGATGATCGCGCCGTCCAGACCCGAGCCAGCCTTCCAGCCAGCCAGCGGATCACGCAGCACAGCACCGTCGAATGCCCGCACATCGCCGTGGCTCCGCAGCGACTCGGCAACCTCCATCGGATCGCCGTACGTACCGGGAGTCAGGAGCGGGCACAGGAAGACCTTGTCGCTCTCCGTGTAGCCACGCGTGAAGTGCGCCAGCTTGGCGTAGCGGTCCTCGAAGGCGATGGCGCTGACGCCCACCTCGAAGTCCTCCAGCGGCAGCGCGTCGAACGCGGCGAACTGAAGCTGCGTCACCGGGTCATGCTTGCGGAACCAGCCAGAGATGCGGGCCTGCGAGTTCTTCTGCGCCCACGCCTCACCCAGCACTGCGAACGTCTGACCCTTCTCCAGCGGCGTGCGGAACAGCGCCAGCAGGCGGTGGCCGATGTGATCCATGCTGCGGACGATCTCGCCGGTGCGGCTGAGAATCTGGAACGACTGCTGGTTCAGCAGCTTGACGATGACGTTGCAGCCGTCGTACTTGTACTGGAGGTCGTACTTGCTGGCGAGGTCGCTGATCGACGCTGCGCCGATTGCCTTCTTGCGTGCTGCGGAGAGTGCGGAGAATTCAACAGCTTTGTGGACGAGGTACTTGCTCAATGTGGACTCCTTAGAATGCAGCCGAAAAGAGAACAGCCAGCGAGGCTGCTGCGGAAGCGACTTCCCGTTCGAGGTCTTCGAGGGAGCCGTTGTTGTCGATCAGTTCTTGGCCGGGGATGCTGCGCTCGCCGTACGTGAGGTCATGGGCCAGTTGCTCGCTCACATGCAGTGCCACCATCGGCGCGTCGCGGCGCTCAACGAGCAGCACCTTGTCCGCGATGTCCGCCTCGTTCTCGAAGCGGCAGTCCGTCACGAGCACGATGCCGCTCGACTCCTGCCACTTCTTCTGTGCCAGTTCGATCCAGAACGTGTCGCGCACCTTGCGGCCCGCCGTGCCCAGCACCTGCATGAACTGGCGCGGGCTGAGCGCGTAGTACGGGTACGTGGCGTCGCGGTCGAGGAGGAAGCGTTCCTCGTACTCGTCCATCGCATACGCCCAAAGCGCGGCGCGGTCACGGCTCGGCAGCTTGTTCATGAACAGCGTCTCGGTCGCGTCGTACAGGCGCTCCTCGAACTGGCTGGCACTGAGTACGTGTGGCACTTCCTTCGTCTCGCGCTTGAACGGGTCCAGCCCGATGCGCTTGCTGATGTCGCGGAGGTAGTCAGCGAACCCGCCGATCTCCACCTTCGTCGCGCCTGCCGATACCAGCCCACGCTGGAGCATCTGTGCAACTGTGTCCTTGCCTGCACCTGACAGGCCCATGAGAGCGATTACCTTAGCCATTGACGTACTCCTTGAGTTTGATTCGATACTGTTTATGGAATGCCACGCTGTCGATGTGGCCTAGCTGAATGAGCGCGTCGATCTTCGCCACCACGTCGGCGGCTTCGAGAGTCAGTTCCCGGTGCCGCTTACGACCGCGCAGAACTTTCATGCACTCCTGTGTAAGTTCCCCGCATTCTTCTGCGAGGTGCATAAGCAGCTTCTTCATTAGTGGATGTGTCCGAGTTGGATGGTGAAGGTGTCGTACAGGGTGAAGCGGCTGTCGCTGCGCGGCGTATGGAAGCCCATCCACTGCGCCGGGACCGACGAGTAGCCAGCGATGCTGCTGTACTCGGTGCCCTCGCTGTCGCTGCCGAAGAACGCACCGTTGACCACGTACTGTCCCGAGTTGAACGAGCAGACGTTGTGCTTGTCGCCCATGCGGAAGAACGTGATGTACTTGCCCTGCTGCTCGCTGCGCTTGATCTTGTGGGCACGCATCGCCGTCTCCGTGACAGCCACGCCAACGCCGTGCTCGTACAGCACCGTCTGTCCGTAGATTTCGGTGTAGGTGCAGATCGAGTCCGTCACGTCGAAGCTCACATGCTTGTGGCCCGCCGTCTCGCTCAGCAGTTCGAGCGCCTTGTACAGCGGGTAGCTCAGTTGCTCGCGGCCCGGTCGGAACATGGTGATGCCGTGTCCGTCCCAGTCGTGGTTGCCGGTGACGCAGGGGATGTCCAGCTTGATGCCGAGCGCAGCCAGAGGCTCGATGACATGGCGGAAGATGCCCACCGTTGCATCATGGATTTGCTGTGCTGTTCCGGTGTCAGTAGCACGAGCACTGTTGTCGTGTTTCTTGTCCGATTCAATGATGTCTCCGATGATGGCGAGGATGATCCGCTCGACCTTGAAGCCAGCCGCAGCCTTCTGCTTGATCTGGAACACCAGCGCCTCACCGAACTCCTTCAGGCGCTTGAACGCCACCGCCGTGTTGAACGTGCCACTCAGCTTGCCGATCTGGAGGTCGCTCAGCAGAATCTCGACGGTCAGCGGGGTGTGCGTCGTCGGGTGCTTCAGCGCCTTGCCCAGCGAGCGGTTCTTGTTCAGCGTGCGGATCGCTGCGTGGACACCGTCGAGCAGAGCGTCCCGAGTACCGATGCTGCCAAGCGCCTCGTCAAGAGCACGACGAAGGCGGTTGTTCTCTGTGCGGGTGTTCCGCAGCGCAGCCAGTTCCTTAACACGGTCAACCTCGACCGGGAGTTCCGTCGTGTCCAGCTTGC